AGCCGCGATGGCCAGAATGCAATATACGTAAGATTGAACAGGAAAGGTACAAGCAGAACCCATACAGGCAAATTTCCGAAGTTTGTGAAACTTAGGAGACTTGCGATCGATGGTGTTAACCACCCATCTGGTCCGACTCGCGTGTAGTGCAGCTATCAGAGACGGAAGTCTCCTAAAGCAGCGTTCTACCGTGAATAGGCTCAGACGATCACTCGCAGACGACAAATCAATCGTCGCATGCGACTGAGTATGGGAAGCTCGACGAGCGAACTCTTGATTCTCACTCTGGTCACGAAAGTGAATAGAGTTAGCTATGGGAGTATTCGCTAGTCGCGCGGTGAGGTAGTCTTTGATTGATTGCTGGCACCATTGATGGCTGACAGGCTCTGAGGCGATGAGCCTCGGTCCCTTAAGCGTCTTTGGAACAGCAATCAATTTGGACGGGGGTTCATTCGGAGAGAACTTCGAATCAATCCCACCACCACGTACGGCCGCAGCCCACGCACCGACATTGGCAAAGCCAAAGTCAGCAAGCGGAAATACGGTCGAGAGCTTCTCCGGCCAACTTGGAAAATCGTACTTAAACTGAGTACGACGTTGGTCAGAGACTGCACCAGGTCCATGCTTAGTCCTCCACTCGTACGGGTCAAACCGTCCGAGGGTTGAGGCGACAATGTCGGCAGTCCGTTGGACTGCGTCGAGTTCGCTCCAACTAGATGTGGAGGGAGGCTCCTGTCCATCACCTTCTCCAGAATGGAGAAGGTCGAGTAAAGGAGTAGGCACCATAATCCTGCGGTCACCAAAATGGAGACTATCAAGACTATGAAGCCTAAGGTCATCCTCTTCCCAGTTAAGGGTTGGGGAGTGAACCTCCTGATCCGTTTCGAAGAACTCATGTACATGTTCCCATGTTCGTGAGTCGTCACACGCTACCTTAACCTTCTTAGCTGCATAAAACAGCTGGCGAAGGAAACGGATGCATATGACGTCCGAATCGGTCCTAAGCACTCCGAATTCATCGAAAACTCGTAAGTGCAACCCCTTGAATAGTCTTGGGATAGCACTCCCCCGCTTATACGGCCGGAATCCGGCAGTACGGTAGGGAGTTAGGAGTTCCTTGGATAGGCACTTGTCAAAGTGCTTACCCGCGGTAACGAGGTCTATCATTAGAAACGATAGGCCGCGTGACTCGATGAGAGAGAGCAAGCGAGTTTCATCCCGCTCACTATCAAGTCGAAGATCAGGGTAGTACTCTCGCACTGAAGAAAACAGTGCGGAGTATAGTCCCTGAAGGTAAGTAACGTAGCTTTTCATTTAGTGCTCCTTCAGTTAGGGGTTACTAAATCTACGGCTAATCTCACCCGTCTCCCTGAGAGGAGAGCCTTAGGACGTCAAAGACGCCTTACGACTCCCATCCCAGCAACTTGGCGGCGATACCACCAGCTTTTACCATGTAAAAGCTCATGGCCTCGCTCAAGTCGATGACGTCGGACTGAGTTTCATTCGGATCCGTTCGGATCGTCGTGATGACCTCAGTCAGACGACCAAGGGGCGCCGCTTCGGTGGGCTTCAGGTACCTCGAGAACGTCACGGTGTGACGGTCGAAGGCCTGAGTACCCGCCTTAACGTTGTCCTTCGAATGGCGCACTTTCGCGCGCCACGAAACAGTTGTCTCGTCAAGGAAGTATTCCGACGAGTAACCATCTTGGTTAATCAGCGGCAAGATCTTGGCAGTTCCACCGGAACCGTCAAGAGTCACCGTCAGGGTTGAGCCTAGCATAACTTATCTTCTCCTTGGTTGCTTGATTCGACACTCAGCGTCTTCGCTGAATGGCGAGAGCACCAAGAATCGACAGTTGTCGACGATTCAAGAATGGAATCGTCGCCGACAGTGAACCTGGGGACACAGTACGTTCTTTCGTAGTGTGCCCCGCATCGCCGTACCCACCGAACCAGTTTTCGACTGATTCGGGTTGATTACGGGTCCAAGAAGTCTTGGACTCAGTCTTTGTCATGATACATGGCACAGAATGAGTCAAGGGTATAGTATTAGAGTGAGCTTGCAAAAACTCACCCACATTACTAAACCATCCGACCATCCAAGTCCATGGGATAGCATCCCATAGCTGTTTGGCGGATATACCGTTTAGACCGAAGACAAGTCTTCGAGCTAAGCCGGCTAGCTCCTTGGAGGAGTAGCGATGATCTGGAAGATGCTCTGGGATCCACCTTACGGTGCCCCAGCGTTCTATATTCGAGTAGACAGAATGCTTCACAGTAAGTGAAGACAGAAAGCTATCGAGATATAGATTCTCGTTGTAAACTTGTTCCAACGAGGCCTTCCATTCAGGGCTACGCACTCGGCGTTGCAGTCCTCCGTTGTTATACAATCCATGTAATTCCCTAATCTTTTTATCGACTAGGGACTGGAAGGATAACAACTGGGATAAATCGCGGATCAACGGTCTCCAACCCATCTGATACGACAAATACCAGTTGGCAGAGTCTTTGGGTAAGCCCCGAAAACCCTGCTTTCTAATCTTTGACGGCAGAAGTTTGAGACGACCGATGTCCCTGATCATTCCCGGGAGGTCCTTGAGCTCATACAAGAAGTTTGGGACGCTAACGTCCGGCTTACTAGGATTACTCCTAGCAAGCGTAGACGTAGCGACCTCGCCAATTGATGGGATCAAGTCTCTGATGCCAGCGGCATGCTGGAGAGATTGGTAGAAGGCAGGAGGACAGTAGTCCTCCGCTCGCCAAACAAGCGAGTAGCCATCTCCAAGGTAATCGAAGACACCATTCAAAGGGACAATAAGCCTACCTTCAAAGTAGATGGTAAGTTCGTTGTCCTGGTCTCTTTTGTTTACCTCGTCACTACATCTGTGAAGTTCATGAGGAAAGAGAATACTCTCCTCCTCAGTCATTTCACGTCTGTAGACTTCAGTACCAAAGAACAGCTTAGAGCCAAAGCCCTTTCTGCTCATTGGGTGAAGAATCTCTCTGAATCGTGGCATCAGCCTAGGTTCACGGTGAGGTCACGGGATGTGACGAGCTATCGCTCGAGAGCCGTCCATTGGGACGGC